AAAATGCAAACGTTCATGTTTTTATTGTTTACTTTATAAAACATCAAATATTCCATTGTATAATTCAAGAACCTTTTTTGAAACTTCATATTCACAACCTTTTTCAAATGATCCGTGATTGTATTTTGCAACAACTTTCACGCGTCAAATTGATGTGTTTTGGATCTTGTCATGGAAATCTTCGGATTTTGCTTCGTTGTTTTCAACTTCAACATTTTCAACTTCAACATTTTCGTTTTCAACTTCAACATTTTCAACTTCCTTGACGATCTGTTTTTTTGAATTTTTTCACATGGTTTTGATTGTTTACAAAATAAAATCTGAAACAATATTCACAAAAGCGGAAATTGATTCCGCCTTTGTGATATTGCGTCAAATTAAGTACTTGCAGCACCACTTTTCAAAACTCCGAATGCTTTTGGAAAGATAACTGCACCGGCAATTCTTTCACTTGCTTTCAAAGATTGAATGTCTTTTTCCCAATTTCATGATAAATATCATGCAGAAAGTGAAAGTTGTCTCCTATCACCGAAAGCCCAGTTTTTAAGATCTCCGAAAAGCACAAATGCTTTTTCTGCACCGCTTGTTGTATCTCATGGCATGCAATCAACAACTTCCAAAGGGTATCAAAGCAAATAATTTTCAAGCTGTCTATCTCTTATTGATCTTGTCGAATGGAAAATTGGCTGTCCTTGATTATCTTTTAATTTCTCGATATATTTAACTATATCTTGCGACATAAACCATCTTGGCTGTCCTTTCTTGTATTTCATTGGAACTGATCTGATCATGTCGATCAAATTGTCGTATGAAATGTCTGCGAATTCTTCTCCTGTTCCCATTGTTGTAATGTTAACATTTGTATCTGCAAGTAACGCAGTCCATTTTGAAGAAGCAACTAAAACATTTTCGTCTTCAAACTCCGCTATTTTTTCTCCGATCAATTCTGACATCAATGTCCAAATTTCTTGATCTGTCATGTTGTCTTCGATCAATTCATTTGTTGCAGAAACTAACGCAGTCACTTTATGTGCAACTAATTGGCATTGACCAACTGTTGGCTTGCTTCCTGTATATGCACCGGCTTCATCTGTCCAATAACAAACGATTGAATTTGTTATTGTTGAAATGTTTTTAGTATCAGTTCACATTGGAATTATTCTTGCATATCTCCTAACAACTCCGGCGTCTCCTGCTACTCTGAAAACTTCTCTTGCGAATTCAACAGGAACCATGTATCATCACTCGGCGTCTGTTCATTCATTCAAATATGTTGCTTTTACTTGTGCAACTTCACCGTCGTTGTGACATTTTGCAAGTGCCTTGAAGAATTTTCACATTGTTTTCTTTGCTTCGTTCACATTTTCTTTTTCTTCGTCAACTCACATTTTGATTGACTTGTTAAGATCCGCAATTGCGTTTTCTAAATTTGAAACTTTTTCGTCCATTTTTGCGTCAACTGTTGCGTCAACTACTCATGGAAGAACTTCTTTCAAAGTTGTTTCAAGTGTTTCTTGTAATTGTTTTTGATCCATTTTTCTTGTAAAATTAAGAATAAAAAGGTTTTTTTATAATTTGATTTTGTGCAGAACGTCTGACACAACTTTAGAAACATTTTGCAATGCTTCTTTCTGCAATTGGATCTTTGCGTGCGCTTTTTCAACGTCGTCGTCCTTGTCATCGGACGTTCAAGATCCTTTTATTTCGGAAATCAAATCCTTGATTGCGTTTGAATGTCCTTTCGAAATCCAAACGGTTTTTGGTTCAACCTTTACGGCGTCACCAACAAATTCAACAACGTTTTCGTTCAATGAATATGCTTGATCGTAAAATCACAACATGTCTTCATTGAATTCATCAACGTCGTCATAATCAACCCACAGTTCGAAAATGAAATGCTTTGCATATATTTCAACAATCGAAACATGGATTTTGTCGGAAACTTGTTTTTCCTTGATCTTATCACGCATTTGTTTTCACAAAGGTTCGTCATATTCTCAAAGATCAACAATTTCTTTTTCATTTATGCTTTTTTCACTTTCGTTGTCAAGTGGTTTTTCTTCACCGTCTTTTTGATCGTCGGTTTCTTCAACCGGTTGTTCGTTTTCTTCAACATCTTGATCAACGTTTGCGTCAACTGTTTCAACTGTTTCGTCAACATTTTCTTGTTGATCACCTTCTTTTGTTGGATCGTCGGAATTTGTTTCATCAATTTCCTTGATCAATCATTTTTCAACCATTGCATTCAAAACGTCCTTATTCAAAGACAATGCGTTCGGATTGCAAGGAACGGGAACGAATGACAATTCAAGCAATTCTGCTTCCGTGATTATGTTGTGATCATCGGGATCACGTTTCTTCGGAATAAATCAAACTGAAACTGTCTTGATAATTCATTCGTCATATAATTGACGCAACATTTGTGCTGGTTCTGTTCATGCAAAAACTCATTCAACAATCAATGCGTCATTTTCAACATAAACATTTGTTGCTTTTCAAACAATTGTGTCCATGTTGTGATAATTATGTCAAAACAAAATTATTGGATTTTTCATGTAATTTTTAAGATCTCGACTTGAAACTTTGATTTGTTCACCAGAACGATCAACCGTTTCGTCGCTTGCAACAACTTTGAATGTTCCGTTTTCAACGTTTTCTTTGATTTGAATTTCGGACATTTTCGCTGTGATCTCTTTTGCAAGATTTTTCGTGTATTCTTTCAACATTTTGTCTTTATACAAAATAAAATTTTAATAAGACGATTTTGTGTTCAATAAAGTTGCATTGATCATTTCCGCGTCACTCATTGAATAAAGTGCTTTGAAATCAATTCCTTGACGGATCAATGCGTCATTGTCTTGTGTCTTTGCAAATTCCGTCATGATCACGCTTGCAAGATCAAAAGTCAATGTTGGATTGCTTGATGTTCAAATTTTGTTGTTTGTGTCAACTATTTGAATTCTCATTGCTTTCTTTGTTCAATCCTTATAAAGTGATTGATATGTTTCGTCATCTCGTAAAAGTTCAACATTTCATTCAACCGTGAATTGCGTGTTGCAAAAATCGTTTGGTTCAACGCTTCAAAGAACGTCAACGTCTTCGATGTTCTTGTTGATCGTCAATGTGAAATTTGTTGCGTTCACGGCGGTTGCGGTGTCTAATCATGAAAGATCTTCCGCAAAATAAACTTTCACATGTTTTCCCAACATTGCAAAATCGTTTGAATATGTTGGCGTCAATGTTGCATTTGATCATTTCTTTGATCTGAATTCAATGTTTGCTTTTACAAAGTCACCAACTTCCGCACCAATTTCAACCGTGTTCACCATTGCAAGCGGGAATTGCTTGTCTTGTGTATCGTCCGCAACTCCAATTGTCAATGATTGGTGTTGATTATTTTCGGCAACTGAAAATTCGTGTTCATATGCACCACCGGAACTTGTTGTTGAAACGCTTCCAAAAACGTTCAAAAGAATGTATCAAATGACGTTTGCATAAACGTTGCACTCCAAAGATCCTTCCGCCCGTTGTTTTGAAACATGTCCGTCAAAACTGTCTTCAATCACTCCGATTGAACTTTCGTCAATCACTTTTTCGGATTTTTCATCAAATTCCATTGTTGATTTTGGACATCGAATTGCGGGTGCAACGGCTGTTCACCTTTTCGTTTCTTTTCCGAACCCGACGTTGATTTTTCTTCAAATGTATCTTGACATGATTTTTTGAAAAGAAAATAAAATTTTTATATTTTCTTTTTATAGGAATTTTTTTTGATTTCAATTGCTTTTTTTGATTTTGCGTCATTTTGACGCTTTATCAAATCCGACATTTTCTTTTGCAATCTTTGGAATGTCCTTTCGTTGTCAATGAATAAACGTTTCATGATTTGCTTTTTTGTATAGCGTTTTTGATATAAAAAAATCAAATATGCTTTTTCACGGCTTTTTAATGAATCAAATATTTTCTGATCAATAAATGGTGGTGCAATTAGTTTCATTTTTTTATTTTTAGTAAAACATTGGATCGTTTCTTTCAATAAGTTCAAAATAAACACGCATCGAAATCACGTCGGCAAAATCCGGTGAACGTCAAATTATTTTCTTGATTTCTTCTTTTGGTATTATTTGCAACGGTCAGTCTTTTTCGATTTTCCATGCTTGAATTACGTCGAGTTCTTCAAGAATTCTTGTTTGTAAATCTTCCGAAATATTTGGAATAGACAACGAACCGTCCTTGATTCGTTTTGCAAGCATGAAAAAACATTGAGAACGTAAATTCAAATAAGTTTTGTTCAATCATTCTTTTTCTTGTTCGGTTGCGTCTTTCGTTGGAATCGGTTTTGATCATCATTGGAAAATTTCACATCACAAACCGGACAATCACCGTCACAATCATGATCCGTCATAAACCATATTTTTTATTTTAACATTATATTCGATTTGTTTTTGTTTCATAATATGTTTTACGGACTCCGGCGTGGATTTGTTTTCAATTACAATGTCAATGATTTTCCGTCAATCTCGAACCGTGACGATCGTGTCGTCCTTTCCCGTTCATGCAACGTCCGTGATTATGTATTTTTCCCCCGTTTGTCCTTGATTTGTAAAGATTGATTGCAAGTCGCGGTATGAATAAACTTTATTTGTGTCGTCGTCATATTCTCGGTTTCAATAAAATAATCTTTGTTTCATCGGTCAGTCGGGCATGAGTGAAAGTTTTTGAATATAATCTTTCGGACAATATGGATTATCGGTTGCGAGAATCTGAATAAATTTTTTATGTGGTTCAATCGTTCCGGCTTTTTGCGGTTTATAAAAATCTTGATAAACTCGGTTTTTTCATGGATTGCATGAAAGTAAAAGCATTGGTTTTAATCAAAGTTCTTGATTTTTCCGTCTTCAAATACGGCTTGAAAAAACTTGATATGCTTTGTGTGAAATCTGCACGGCTTCGTCAATAAATCCGCCGGTCAATTCAAGTGATCACAAGTCGTCGAAATCCGGATCGAGTGACGGGTAATATTTCAGATCAATCAAAATGATTTCGGATCCATTCCAAAATTTCAACGTGTTCGGACTTTGTGGATCATTCGCACCGGAAATTTTATATTGTTTTCATTCGATCAATCAAAAATCATTTTTCAAAAGTTTCGTCAATGTTTTCAATGACGTCATTTTCAACGTTTTCATTTTTGAACGTCACAACGCCCGACGTGTTCACGGGTAATTCAAACACATGGTCACCAATCGAAGACATCCCGTGAATGTTTTGCTTCATCATGCACCGCCCCCGATCAATAATTCGATCACCGGATTTTCTTGATCAAACAAAATGTCCCGAACTTCTGTTTGTTTTCTAAATAGTTTTATTTGATTTGTCATTTCAATTTTGTTTTGATATAAACCGCAACTTGATATTCATTGGACAAATCAATTTCTTTTTTGCAACAATCATTCTTGATTGATTGACGTCAAATTCAAAAAATTTCAACCAACAAATTCAAATGCAATCGTTT